ACTGTTTCGAGTTCAAAAGTGTAACCGTTACCCATCGAGCTGAATTTCTCCAGCCAAACCCATTTCTTATCAATCTGGGTAAATGGTGACCTCAAAGCTGATAAGGCTTCGAACCACCGGGATGGGAGCAAGAACTTAACCAGGTTCAAGCTAACGGTATCGCTGGCGTTAGATAGATCGATAGACGCAAAATGGCCCTTGATAGAGGCCTCACAAGCAACCCGCTTGTGAATATCTTGCGCATTCTGCAGGTCAAGACCTGCACGACTCAAGCGTTTCTTCATCAGGCTGCCATAGGCAAGCTGATAGAAGACGTTGATACTAGGCTCCACGGCAATGCCGCGGTCTTTAGTACAGTCTTTTGGAACCGTTGTGAAACGATTTCCTCGGACAAAAGTCGGATCTTTCGAGAGCTTTGCGCAGGCTTTCGCCCACGCTGTACCGGTCCATGGAAACATGAACCAGACGGCATCTCGGGTTAAAGTTGGGCTAGAGGACATCTTATCGGGGACGGTTGTTAACTGACCCCTATCGCCATAGGTCGCACCAGGACCAAAGCGCCCATCCAGAAGATCTGGACAAGGCCCTAAGATCTCGGCTACTATCTTTCGCGTGCGCAGGAGAAACCTGTGCACGCCCTCGTCTTCGGGGGCATAAGCCTTACCGAAAAGATGAGGTAGCAGCCGTTGATTAGTGCGGAAGCACATGCGTTCGGACTTCCAGAAGTTTTCCACAGCAACCGCTTTGCGGTCGATAGTGGTTGGAAGATCGGCGCATTTTCGGAGAAAGGATACACACTGGGCGTCAGCCCAATATGTATTACCATCTCTATAGTGCTTCGGGTCGACTTGCATCAACGCAAGATCGTCCCAACACCCATACCTGAGACGTATTGCTACGCCGAGGGATACGGGTGAGGCGACATCCTCACAAAACGCGAGGATGGCTCTCTCCACGTCACGTGGAAGGGAGTGTGGCATGGCAATCTCCTACGATTGTCAGGTAGGAGCGTAACCGGTCTTGAACGAGTCCTTCACCAAGGAGGTGACGAAAAGGTTCATAGCCTGGCTGACGGCCTCATTGATATCCGAAGTCGGCATCCCGGAAGGAATGACGCCCGAAATACCAATGATGGCTTTGTCAGCAACAGTCACTTTGCCATCGGTCCCAGTGACAGTCGTCGGGTAGACAAGCTGCCCCTCCAGACGACGCGCCGAGCCAGTTCCGTTGTTACGGGAACTAAGCACGAGCGTCGGTTGATGGGCGGCTGCCGTACC